GCTGGTTGACTGCATCCAGCACAATACTTCCGGTATGATCCGTGTGATCCCTGTCCTTCCCGTAACGGGGATCGGATCTTGGTTCAACGGGAAAATCGGAGATCCCATGCGTCTGTTGCTCTGGCTCTTGCTTTCAATTTGTGGTTTCGCATTTCAGAACGATTCGGCGTTCTGTGACGAAAAGGCTGCTGAGGTTCGGCAACCTCGATTGCAGATTATCAACGGGTCGTCTCAGCCGATCGATGTTTTCTGGCTGAAGTCTGATTCAGAACGCGTTACATTTCTAGAAGGTTTACAAAAACTTAATCTAGGTTACGATATCTGTTACGATAATCTTATTAAGTTTTACACAAGACGAAACAAATAAAACTGTGACAAAAATGTCACAGTGCTAAGGTATAGAGCCCCGGACCGCATTTTGTGATGTACATATCCATAGATCCGGGGTATAATCACCTAGTAAATTGGTTACGTCACAGGAGACAAAAATGGCTAAGGTTTGGAAGCGTGGTGAAAAGGCTCAGACGGTCATCTCGACCATGGAAGCTAACCGTGGGAAGTCCTACGACGAGGTGGTTGGCATCCTCGTGAAGGTCCTCGATACGACTGAGTTCGACGCTCGTGCCTACTACCGCTACATGGTTCGTCACGGTAAGGTCGAGGGTATCGAGAAGACTTGGAAGATGGGTAAGCGCTCTACCGGCACCAAGGTCACCAAGGCTCGTCGTCAGGCGGACAAGGTGCTCAAGGCTGTCGCTAAGGCGCAGGAGAAGTCGGCTGAGGAGGTCGCTGCGGTCAAGGCTAAGAACCTTGAGACGATGCGTGCCGTCTCCGCAAAGCTCGGTAAGGTCCGCGACCACTCTGTGGTTAACGAACAGGACGACGGTGCTACCGACTTGAACCCCCATCTTACCCGCGAGGACGTCGACTACGTCCTTCGTGAGGAGAAGCTGATCGGCAACGTTCCTCGTTACGCCGACTTGGAGGGCTGATCCCATGAAGATCGTCCCTGACAACAAGTGCGGCTCGTACCGTACAGGCGTTTTGATCGACATCACTGTAGATGAGATCGCCGAGGCTCTTGGCTTCAAGGCTAACTGCATCGACGATCCCGACAAGGTCGTCAACTCATGGGGCTTCACGATCGGTGACGAGTACTTCGGTGTGTGGGACTACAAGGGCAGCCATCTCCTTGGCTGCTTCTCCACCTTCGGCGACTCGGCCGTCCTTCGCGAACTCTTTGGGGAGCACTACCATGAATGTCGATGAGCTCAACTTCGAAGGCATGTCCCTGGCTGACGCTCAGGCTAAGGCCGAGGGCATGCTGAAGACCATCAAGAAGGTCAAAGCATCCAAGCTAAACAACCTGGTGCGCGACATCCAGCGGGCTAAGTCGGCTCGCGAGGTGCAGCGCATCATGTGGTATACCCATCTAGCCTCTGAGGGACTTCGCGTCTCTGGAAGCCAGTGGGACAAGTTTCACACAGCCGTTTAAGAAAGGTTACATCATGAAGGTACTCGCACTGGCGGCCGTAGGATCGGCCGTACTCTTGGCTGGTTGTCAAGAGACGAAGCCCAACTCGGATCAAGTCCAAAGGAAGCAGCAGGAACAGCTCTCCATGCAGAGCGTCATGACAGTAGGCATGCCGGCCATCACCAACTTCGCCGAGAAGCGGATGATGAAGGACATCCTGGAGCTGCGTGACCAGATGCACCCAACCTACACATACCTCTACGACATGAACGGAAAGATCGGTGAGAAGGTCTGCGACAGCCTAGGGTACGGCCTTAGCGGAGCCACACAGTACACTAACCCTCAGCGAGCAGGCAACTACAGCGACGGGGGCGGACACTACGGCGTCCTAGCTCTCCCTCAGGCTGACCCTAACGGCTTGTTCTCCCCAGCAACCATGGAAGGCACCTGGGTGATGTGTAAGGTTCCAGGCCAGGACAAGGTCATGCCGCAGTACATCGAGCCTCGCGTCATCGTTCTCTCGTTTCCTAAGGAGGCACGCAAGTGAGTTACAAGGAAGACATCAAGGACACCGCCCACGTAACCACCGTCTTTGGCTTCGGCGTCTGGGTGTTCACGCTACTCGTCGTACCGCTGTTCCTAGGACTAGGCTACCTCTCTTACTTGGCCTACTCCTTCTACGCGCCTAGGTACGAGCAGGTGAGGTACAACACCTTCAAGGAGAGTCAGGCCTACAAC